TTTGGTCGGTCGATGGTTGGGTCTGATTGTAGACCAACGATTAAGTGGTCACAAACAGATTTACATTCTGCCAACATAAGAATATGACCAGCATGTAGCAAGTCAAAGGTCGAACAAGTAAAGCCGACAGGTCGGCCAATCATATCATCAGGCAAAACTAACATCATAATATCCTTCAAAAAATAAAAAACCCGCCGAAGCGGGTTTTGTTTGTGCGACAGAAAAATTATCTGTTCATCACATACATGGTTACTTCGAAACCATAACGCATTTCAACAGCAGCTGGTTTTGTCCACATGTTATTTTCTCCTTAGGATTGTTAGAACATTCTAACATCCATATATTATAACACTTAGAGCAAAATGTCACTACTGAAAATCATTAAAACTAACTACGAATTTAACACCTTCGCTACTGAGTTAATTACTGAGGCAATTCTACCAATATCACGCAATTGCTCTACTGTATAACCTTCTTGTTTGAGTGTTTCATAATGTGCCTTGACACAAAAGTGGCATTTGCCAACAATTGAAGCTGCAAGTGAGTATGCTTCAAATTTAGCCTTTGTTGTGCCACCATGTGATGCAATAGCATTCATTCGCAACTGTGCTGGTAAACCTTTTAGGTTTTCATCATCAGCCATTTCAACATATGGATACCACACATTGTTTTGTGCCATGATTGAACCTGCGGTCAAAGCAGCATCACGCTCTTTTTCATCAGCGATTTGAGATTGAATAAAGGTAACCAACTTACCGTTACCTGTAGCAAAAGCAGCCGCTAATGCGATTGCTTCTGCTTCTTCTGGTGCCAATGAACTGCGTTTAATCACAGCATCAAGGTTTAACTTTGTATCTTTAGCATACTCAGGTAAACCTTCTTTCAATTGGTCAACCCATGCACTCATAGTGTTTCACCGCCTACTGTTCGATTACATGCACACAATTCACCAGTTTGCAACGCATCAAGCACACGCAAAGTTTCTTCAGGTGAACGGCCAACATTCAAGTTGTTTACAGTAACATGTTGAATGACATTATCGGGGTCAACAATAAATGTTGCACGAAGAGCTGCACCTGCTGGTGCATAGAAAACACCTAACTGGTCAATCAATGATTTATCATAATCACGGCTTGTATCAGCAAATTGGTAATGTGTAATCTTTTGTAAATCTGGATGTGCTTGTTGCCATGCCACTTTACAGAACTCGTTGTCTGTTGAACCTGTGAGCAATACTGCATCACGGTCAGAAAAGTCCTTAGATAATTTATCGTATGCTACAATCTCTGTTGGGCATACGAATGTAAAATCTTTTGGATAGTAAACGATTACTTTCCACTTACCAGAATAACTTTCTTCCGTAATATCAAAGAAAGCATCCTTTGGTTGTCCTGGTCGAACACCAGTAATTACAAACGGCTCTAATTTATCTCCAACTGTCTTCATATAATTCTCCTAATAAATTTTAATGAATAGTAATAATCTATCAATATTACTTATTCATAGTATATCTCAATTTGCGTTATTTGTCTAATGATATTTTTTAATATTCGTTATTGAAAAAATCAATATCATTTCGATTCTCTTAGAACAACTCTGCCTTTTTCGTCAAGGCTGATGGTGAGAACTGTTCCTTCTTTCCATTTCATTTCTTCACAAAGCTCTGGTGGCAATTCAATGATTGCGTCTCCGTTTTCACAGATTTCTAAAACTTTACTTTCATACCTTTTTGACATTGATGTTACACTTTTCTAAAAATTTAATACCATCTTCACTACGATAGGTGTTACGATAATATACCGAATTGATACCTGATTGGTGAATTAACTTTGCACAATCTAAACAAGGTGCATGTGTTACAAACATTGAAGCACCTTCACTTGAATTGGTTGACCTTGCTATTTTAGCAAGAGCATTTGTCTCAGCATGTAGAACTTCTGGTTTTGTTTTTGTATAAGTTTGGCCAAGGTCTTCTTCATAGAATAAATCTTCACATTCATTTGTCCAACCTGATGGCATTCCGTTGTAACCAATACCGATAATTGTATTGTCTTTTACCACAACACAACCAACCTGTAAACGCTTTGCTGAAGATAATTTAGAATATACTTCAGCTGCATTTATATGAGCATCGATGTATTTCTGTTTCATCGGGAATTAGTTTTTTTCTCTTTGATATTTGGTGCTGGTCTTGAAGCAGTCAATTCAGCATCAATCATCATTTTTTTGAATTGACCTGGATTTTTTCCAGGCATACTCGCCAACAATCTTTTGACTGTCTTTGAAAGTTTGAAGTTTTTATCAGGTTTCATAATGTAATCCTATCACATAGTTAATATTATAGAGGCAAATGTGGGTCTTGCGACCCACACCTGATTAAGCTACTTTCTTCTCTTGCAGAAGTTGTGGCTTAAATTCTTTCAACTCATTACCGATTTCAATCTTACGAGGTTTCTTATGTTCTGGAATAATATTTTCCAAACCAATTTTAAGAATACCATCTTTGAACTCGGCACCTTTCACCTCAATAGTATCGGCAACAGTCAATGATTTTGTGAATGACCTTGTGCCTATGCCACGGTGTAAGTAAGTTGCTTCTGTTTCTTTGTCTTGCTTTTCGCCCTTAATTGTAAGGGTGCCGTCTTGCACGGTAATTTCGATTTCATCTTTAGTGAAACCGGCCACAGCCAATTCAACAACATAACGAGATTCGTCAAGTTTTAGAATATTGTGTGGTGGGAATGAAGTGGTTGCTTTTTGAATGTCAGAACTCAAAAGCCTTTCTACATCATCAAAAAATCTCTCAAAGCCTAGCGTTGTGTGGGCAAGTGGCCCAAATGAAATACGACCTAATGTCATATAATCTCCTTTATTAAGCGAGTTACAAAAAATGCGACCCCTAAGGCATCGCACCTTTATTTATATCAGTTTTTAGTATTCTTGTGGTTTTTTGCCTATGTTATACTTTGCAATTAAATCCCACTCATCTTTTTCTTTAAACGAAATGATTTTAATCTGATGAAGTGGTGCTATATTGTCTTCTAAAATCTTAGGGTTCAATATCTTTACTAGACCCCATTCTTCTAATAACTTAGCGATTGCGTTTCTACGCTGAATATCATTCTCTGAAATGTTAGATGGTTTTCCGTCTAATGCAAATAGTTCCTTGAAATGAACCACATAATAACGACCTTGTTTGTGTAAAATGTGGCATGACTGATAAAGAACTTTCTCTTTGCGAGAAGACACACCAATTCGGGTAAGTGTTTCTCTTACCTTCAAAAAGTCGTCCTGTTCGTTGAATTTCACTTCAACAAACTGTGTCAAATCTACCATGTTACTTCCTCAATCCACCGATATCGGTTTGTTCTTTTAATTGTTGGATTTGTTCTTTGCTTAGTAAACGGAAGGCCTCACGGGCTTTTGAATCAGAGAAACCATAGACTTGCTTTATACATTCTAAATCGTCACTTTTCTCAGATTTTATCCACTTCGCAAACGGCCTTTTCTGTGACCGCACGGTATTTAGTAAAAAGTCAAATTGCAACTTTTTATCTAGGAAATGACGCTGGTTCATTTCATTTGCATACATTAAACAGTCCTTATGATAAGATAGAGACCTATTCACTAAGAATGGTGCATAGTCCTTCTCAGTTATCTCATCTACAATAAGTTGTTTTTTGTTCTGTAATATTGCATTTACATAGTCAAATGGATTACTCATAATTAATAAACTTTCTCACCATTGTTAGTTACCCATTTAATACTGAAACCTACATGAGATATATCATTTGAACTTAAATCTAGTTGCCTCTCTGCTTCTTTTGCAACCGTTTCAGGTTCTAATTCATAGATTTCTAAAACATTTAATGGGAATTCTTTTTCAAAAACTGCACAATATATTTTACTATTTCTAGTTATTCTTTGCAAGGACTTTTCACGCTTATCAACCGGACTTTTAAACATACGGTCAAACTGAAAAGAACCTTTTTCAAAACAACTTAGGTATTCATAACAGATACTAGAATCTTGCATATCATAGGCATCTGGTTCATGTTTAGTTTTATGCACCTGATGACCTAAGATATTTGCTACAATCATTTCTTTGATAAAGCCAGGTTGAAGTATATTATTATATCCACTTTTCTTGGCAATATCTTGAGCTTCTACTATAAGAGATACAATTCTTTCAACATCACTCATAACACCTCTTTGATAAAATCATTATACTTTATAACTTTAACTTTTGGTGTATTCATTAAATCTCTATATTCTGGAGACAGATAGTAATCTAATAATGTCCATGCTTCACCAGCACAAACAATATAAGCCTTTTCATAACCATATCTATCACAAGCCGTTTGTAACATCAACTGTTCATATGGTATCTTTTCTTCAGCGGTGCCTCCGGTGTTTTGGAGTTTAGCAGATATCAAAACCTTAATGTCATCAACACACACATCAATGATATGTTTACTGCCTGTTGGTTTATCACCAATGTATTTTTGTGGCGTAACATACTCAAACTGCTCTTTCATCATCGTGGTCAGATGGTCTTCAAAAACTTTAAAGTTCTCAAACGGATTATATGGTATCTCTTCACCCCAAAGATTTAAACTCATAGCATCCTTATTAGTCCAATTGTATCAATTGTTGTTAATAGCATGTAGTTAGCCAACATACCAAATGATTTCCTAGTATAAGCAGCCCAAGCATACATAGCACAACCACAAATCCAAATAGGGTAAAGTATAATAAGTGGAGGGTTTGGGACGGTAAGTGCCATAGTAATGCTACAACCAATACTGATAGCCCAAGCAAGCAATTCAACCAAAAAACGAAACTTGTGAGATTTCCAATCATCTTTAATCCATTCTATGGTTGGCTGAAGAAAGTCTATCATGCAAACTCACAGTTCACCATCAACTCAGTCAAGCAAGCAACAAGGTTTATTTCGGGGTCAGCCACAAATGCACTCTTGTATTGATAGTCAGCAATAATTAATACGGCTTGTGGAATAGATTGTGGTTTCATTGTCTCATAAAGAGCATCATATAATTGACGGAACACCACATTCGCATCCATATCACAGGTTGCAGCCCATTTACGAATGGCGCCAAAATCTTTACCTTTGATATACTTCACAATCTCATTGATTTGAACATCACCAATTTGTGATAGAATACCAGCATCGATTTTACCAAACTGTGAATATCGTTGAAGTTCATTAAGAACCCTACGGAAATCAGGAAAATGTTTCTTAACAACTTCAGCAATTACTTTATCGTCATACTCAACGGCTTCACTTTGTAAAACAGATTGAAGACGCTTAAAGAATTGAGCTGCCATTGTGGCCTTCTCATTGTTCTTTAAATTGAAATCAATTACAGCACAACGACTGTGAATTGGGTCAATGATTTTGGATTTGTAATTACAAGTAAAGATGAAAGAACAGTTACCTGAAAACTCTTCGATAGCATTTCGCAAGATAGCTTGTGCATTGGGAGTTAGGTAATCTGCTTCATCTAAGATGACTACTTTTCTTCCGCCAGTTAATGACATTGAAGAAGCATAGTTTTTGATTTTGAATCGAATAGTATCAACACCATTCTCATCAGAGCCGTTGAGAATCATAAAATCACACCCAACCTCATTACACATGGCTTTGGCGATGGTAGTTTTACCAACACCAGCACCGCCACTTAGTAAGAGATTAGGAATGTTTTTCTGGTTGACATACTCCTGAAAAGGTTTCTTCAAACGCTCGGGAAGAATACACTCTTCTACGGTTTTAGGACGATATTTCTCCGTCCACAATAAATGTTCCATTCACACACCTCATAATATAAAATAAAAAAAATCAGTCTTTTTCGTTAAGACGAGCAACAACATCAAGGAGTGGTTCATCAATCTGCCATGTGTTACCGTTCAAACCAAAAATATTGGTTGTAGTGGAAACTTCGTTTGTGTCTGGATTAACATAGACTGCTTCCCAAACTGATACCACATGAGCAGGATTAATGGCTATTGAATCACTAGCATTTCCTTTAAAAGCATTTTTAAAGAATTTAACTGCCATATTAATTAGCCTTTTCAAACTTAGAACCTTGCTCTGTTGTAATCCAATATTGCAAAGGTTGTGTTTTGTGTTTGTAGTGTGAAATACCTTTTGA